TTCCCGCAGCGGATGACCATTTTGTCCGGGACCACCCATAGGGCGGGGATGCCGCAGTCGGGGCAGGGTTCGGCCAGCGCGAACGGCCGCGAGGTTTCGCCCAGCATCCAGCCGGTGCGGCGTTCCAGGTGCCAGGCCCCGCGGGCGACGTCGTCCCCCAGGACGGGGTCCTCCGCGTAGACACGGGCCAGGGCGTTGGCGATGAACGCCAGCGCGGCCCGGTTCCTGACGGCCCGGTCTGTGCCCTGCGCCCACACGCCCGCGCCTTGGCCCAGGCGCAGCGCGCCGCGGATCAGCGGCAGCAGCTCGGCCAGGTAGCGGTCGATGTCGCCCAGCGCGTCCAGGATGTCCAGGCGCAGCGGGGACGCCGGGCCTGGCCGTGGCCGGACGGTGGGGACCTCTGCGCGGGCGGTGCGTCCGGTGACCAGCAGGGCGCGCAGTGTCGCGTAGCGGTCCGCGAGGGCGTCCAGGCGGCCCTGGGTGCGGGTGATGTGCGCGGCGAGGATCCGGGCCTGTTCCTCCGTGTATTCCGCCGACCAGTCAGGCATCGCGTCCGCCGTCCATGGGTTTGCGGCTCATGCCGTGCCCTCCAGGTCCAGGGGCTGCTGGTGCAGCCGGGTTTCCAGGGACATCCGCAGGTAGTCCGCGGACAGGTCTATCCCGACATAGCGCCTTCCGGTGTTCTGCGCCGCCAGGCCGGTGGTCCCGGAACCGCTGAACGGGTCCAGGACCGTGCCGCCGGGTTTGCAGCCGGACACGATGGCGCGCCTGGCGAGTTCGCGCGGCATGACCGCGAAGTGCGCGCCGGGGAATGGCTGGGTGGTGATGGTCCAGACGTCACCCGGGTTTTTGCCGTCCGGATGAGTCTGTGAATGCGCTGGGTCTGCATCCTTGCCAGTTTGCGGATGGATATGCCCGTGTCCTTTCCCGCCGTAGACGTTGTTGCCGGTCCGCCTCGCGGATGATCCTGTCTGTAGCTCCGCGGCTTTGTTGACGCCGCCGAATACGCGCGTGCCGTCCGCGGCGTCAGGATAGGCCAGGGGTTCGCGGATGGGGTCCAGGTCAAACCAGTAGCGCGGTTTCTTGCTGAACAGAAACAGGTGTTCGTACCTGGTGGATAGCCTGTCTGTGACGGATTCGGGCATGGCGTTGGGTTTGTGCCAGATGATGGCGTTTCGCAGAATCCAGCCGTCATCCTGGAGCGCGAACGCCACGCGCCAGGGGATGCCCAGCAGGTTTTTAGCGGCTACGTCCGGTGCCAGCTTCCTGGCCGTATGCCTGTCATTGGATATGCGCCCCTTGGTGTCCGGCGACGTGTACCCGGCAAGCTTGGATTTATTGCTGTATCCGCCATTATTGGATGACCTGGCGCTGTAGCTGTCGCCCAGGTTCAGCCACAGTGTCCCGTCATCGGCCAGGACGCGGCGTGTCTCGCTGAACAGTGCCCGCATGGTTTCGACGTACTGCGCGGGCGTGTCCTCCAGCCCGTACTGGCTGGGGTTCCCGTAGTCGCGCAGCCCGTAGTAAGGCGGCGAGGTCACTACGCTGTTCACAGATCCGGAGTCCAGCGAGGTCATGACCTCCAGCGCGTCACCCTGCCACAGTGTCAGCGTGTCATCGCGGTAGAACGGTGTCCGGGTCATCGCCTGCCTTCCTCCAGTTCGGTGACGGTCAGCGCCAGCCCGACAGGCCGGGCGTCGGCGTAGGCTTTCCAGGAGGACAGCCCGCAGCACAGCGCGTCATCGCGCCACACGCCGGCGACGGTGAGGGCGTCGAATACGGCGCGGATGAGCTTATCCAGGTCAGGTTTCACGCCCGGCCAGGGGGGCGCTGACGGGCGCAGGATCCCGGCGTTGCGTCCGGTGCCGTAGTGCCCGGCGGGCCTTGGCAGGTAGAAACCCAGGGACGCCCGGACCGGACGGACGAACGGCCCGGACCCGGCCATGGCCCGCTGCGCCTGCCCGGCCAGCGTCGCCCGCCAGTCGGCCAGGGACGGGTTATCGTCCACCATGACCACCCGGCCCGTTTTCGCATGCCGGAACGCGCGTTTGGATCCCTGCGGGACGGGCAGGCCCAGGACGTCCACCTGGAACGGTTCCGCTGTCATCGCCGCCACCAGGTCAGCATCCGCAGCGCCGACAGGACCAGCAGCGCCAGCACGATTCCGGCGAGCAGGCCGGCGAACAGCCCGACCAGCGCCGCGGTCATGGTCTGCGCCAGTTCCAGGAACTGCTGTCCCTCGTTCATGCCGTGCCCTCCAGTCCGTCCAACAGGCTCATCTGGCCGGGCAGTTCCCCGTCCGGCGTCAGCAGCAGGGCGTCATCCTCGGCCCGGAACGGTTCGCCGTCCAGCATGTCCTGGAGCGCGGCGACGGCCTGCTGGGTCACCACGCCATTGCCGCAGGCTTTCAGCATGTCCTTACTGCTGATGCCTATGGCCGGGTCCGTGATCCAGCCGGCGGGCTGGCCCATCATCCACTCGGTAAAGCGCGGCGACAGGCGCAGCGCGCCCCTGGCGTTCGGTTCCGTCGGGGACGGCGCGGGTCCCATGATGGCCTCCCAGCGCCGGATCGCCGGCTCATACGCGCCCCACTGGATCCCGCTTTCGTCCGCGAGGGACACGGCGGTGGACGGCATGGTCCGGTCACCCTTGGAGCCGCGCTGATTCGGGCCGCCCTTCTCCCCGTCCGATGCCCGCGGCGTGGGCATCATGGCCATGGCGGTGACCAAGTCAGGGCCTCCGGATCCCGGCCTGGTGAATCGTGCATAGTCCGGCCCGGACGTGGCCAGTTTCGCCTCCGGTGTCGGTAGCAGTCGGCCGCCGTTCATTTCGGCCAGGTCCTTGGCCACGCCGGGCAATAGCTTTTCCCCGTTCCGGTCCCCACTGCGGGCCTCCGACCCGCCCATGGTCATGCCCACGGTCGGCGTCGGCAGCAGTGACACCGTCGTGCGGAGGTCCATGCCCCCGTCCCCGTGCTTGCCTGGTCCGTTCGTGTCCGAAGTCCGCACCGTCGGGAGCAGCGCCACATCGTCCATCGGTTGGGGCAGCTGGTCCGGGTCCACCAGGTCCACTATCTGCCCGGACAGGCGCAGTGAGTGATTCCGGAGCTTACACATCGCCGGGGACTCCATACCCCCGTCCGCTTCCACGGCGCGGGGCGTTCGCAGTAGTGGCAGGTGTTCGCTCTCGCCGGCGGGCGAGGATGAACACGCGGAAGCGTCCGTGCGGCGCGCCCACGTCGGCAGCTCGTAGGCCACGCCATTGGCAGTCATACCCGATGTCGGCCAGGTCGCCCAGAACACGTCCAAATGCCCGCAGAGCAGGCTTTCCGTTCCCGGTGTCTCCCATACATCCCGGGCAGGGTTCCAGATCGCTAATGGCTGTGGCACTGTAGGCTCCTCTGACGTTTTCCCACACGACATAGCGCGGCCTGATAACCGCGATGGCTTCCCGCATTTGCGCCCACAGGTTGGACCGGGTGCCCTCCGTCATGCCCCTGCGGCGTCCGGCGGCGGACAGGTCCTGGCACGGGGATCCGCCGGAAATGATGTCCACGGGTTCCACGGACGGCCAATGAATTTTGGTGATGTCGCCCAGATTCGGCGCGCCGGGCCAGTGGTGGGCCATGATCGCTGACGGTGCCGGGTCGAATTCGGAGTACCAGCGCAATTCCGCGTCAAAGACCTGTTCCACGGCGCGGCCCAACCCGCCGTAACCGGCGAACAGTTCACCCAGAGTCAGGGTCATGGCGTCAGCTCGCCCGTGGCCGGATCCACGCCGCCGGGCGTGTACGTCTGGACCTGTTCGTCCACCTGCCTGGCCAGTGCCAGCGCCGTGGACTGCGGCAGTTCGGTGACCAGGGCACGGAAACCCGTTTTGCGGATCATGGCGTCGCGGTCCGTGGCCCAGGGTCCCCTGTCCCCTGCCGCGCCACGCGCCTTACGGTCCATTACCGCGGAAATGGGCAGGAACCTGTCCTGAACACCGGAGCCGACTTCCGCCCAGGCCAGCACGCCGATGACCTCGCGCCTGTCCTCATAGTCCAGTGGTTCCCATTGGGTGAACTTGCCGCCGCGGGTGGAATCGTAGCCGCGCCGGAACGTGTCGCCCTCGCGGATCAGTTCCGCGCCGACGGCCCCGACCCGCCCGGAGCGGCGGGCCAGTTCCAGGAGGCCCTTGTATCCGATGATGGGCACTACCTGTTTTTCCTGCTGGCCGGTGGACCTGTTTTTGACGCTGCGCGGGGTGAGGTAGAACTCTCCCAGCAGTCCGCCGACTTCCAGGCCCAGCCGGGCGGCGGTCATGAAAGCGCCCAGGAGACTGTCCGGCGTACACATTTGCAGTTCCGGGGTCTGGCGTAGCTCCGTGATGGCGTCGCGGACGAACTTTTCCACGGCGAAGTCTTTGGGCAGGGTGCGGGCGAACTGTCCGGCCATGGATTCGACCAGGTCCACCGCCGTGGCGCGGCCCTGCTGCGCCTGCGCGTCCCCGATGGCCCGCGCGAGGTCCTGCCCGGGGTCCTGCTGCTGTTCGGTCATTCAGTCCTCCAGGGTAGTGATTCGCAGGGCACCGCGGCCCGTAACGGGTTCCTTGTACTTCTCCAGCAGTTCGGGGTGGTCGGCGGCCAGTTTGCGCTGGTTCAGCCGGCGGACGGTCTGCGGCTTCCAGGTGGCCAGGATGTCCCCGGATGCGGACACGATGGCCGTCCTGCCTTTGAGGGCGGTTTCGATGGCGAATTTGGCGCGCGCCTCGGCGGTTTCCCAGATTTTGATGTTGGCGCGGGCTTCCGCGACGGCGGCGAGCTGTGCGTCCAGGTGCGGGGTGGCGGTGACGGGTTCCAGCGCTTCATCGGCGGGGAACAGGGCCGCGAGCTTGTCCGCGTCCTGGAACACGGGTTCGGGACGGACGCCCTCGATGATGTGGTGCATCCACCAGGCCCCGGCGTAGCCGATAATCTGCCCGATGACCTCCGGACTCCTGTCGATGCGGACGGGTTCCATGAGCCTGCCCGGGCCGCCGTCGCCGCCGACGAAACACGTCACCCAGGCCATGTCGTGTCCGGTTACGGCCAGTTGCTGCTGGACCTGGACCTGGACCATGGCGGGCGGGTTCCCGTCCGTCCAGTGCCGCCTGTAGGACCTGACGGATGTGGTTTTGACTTCCAGCAGCGCCGACACCTGCGCGCCGGCGCGTCCTCGCGGGGCCAGCCCGAAATCCGGGGTGGCGAGCAGGTAGTGGAATTCCGGGTGCCGCAGCAGTCCGGGCGTGGACACCAGCTTGCCCAGGTGCGGGTATTTGCTGACGGTCCAGCGCGCCACGGTGGACTCCAGGCGCTGCCCGGCTTCCGTGGCGTCGCTGCCTTCCTCCGCGGGTTCCCCTTTGGCTGTCTTGTCCAGCCAGACGTCCAGGCCGGTCCGGTACGGGTTCAGGCCCAGGACGGCGGCGGTGTCGGATGCGCCCAGTCCGGACCTGCGCGCCGCCAGCCAGCGGACCCTGTCGCGCCGGTAATCCTTGGCGGCGAGGATCAGGGATCCGCCGAACCCGCCAGGCGCGTCCATCAGGCCGCCGTCCCGTCCGCAGAGAAGAGTTTCGACACGGGCACGCCCAGGACCTTGGCGATGGCGTCAGCCTTGCGGCGTTCGATGCCGCCGCGCCCCGCCGCGACGTTGCGGATGTGCTGGTGGTTTATCCCGCCCGCCGCGCCGCCCAGCCACCTGGCGCTGATGCCGGCGGCGGTCATGGCTTTGTCCAGTTCCGTGGGTTCCGTGTCCGTCCTGCGTATGGCCCTGATGTAGACGTTTACGTCCGCCACGTCCAAACCTCCCTGTTCCGGCGTCTAGTATCTTTAGACGCCCTGACACTAGCAGCAGGCCGGGACGTCGTCCAGCATCCGGGGTGTTCCCGGCGCGTCTAGTGCTGGTAGGCGTTCGGACAGTGTTAGCTAGACGCTGATTGTCTAGAACTTGTAGACTCCGAATGAGTGCTACACCGTGTGGCACCACCATGGGGACGGGAACAACACACTTATGAGCGACGACACCACCACCACACCAAGGGACCACATGCCAACCCAGCATCTGATAACCCTGGCGGACCTCATCCGCCAGCATCAGGACCGCACGGGCGAAAGCTACTCAGACATCGCCAGGCGCGCCGGATGTTCCAAAGCCAAAATCGGGCAGCTGGCCAACATCCACCAGAACCACATGCCCAGGGCCGACACCCTGGAGCGCATATCAACAGGGCTGGGACTGCCCTTGCGCGTCATCCAGCAGGCCGCCCTGGCGTCCGCCGGGATCATGCCCCAGGAATATGACGCCGCGCAGCGCGTGGACTTCCTCGCCGGCGTCCTGCGGGACTTCTCGGAGGATGACCTGGAGACCTGCGCGGCCATCATCATGGCGCTCAAGGAACGCCGGGACAAAGAAACCCGGCCCGTGAAGCCCATATTCAAACCGGCACCGGCCCCGCCCGGCCCGCCGCCGTACCGGCAAAAGAACAGGACATAGGGGAAAGGCCCCCGGGATTAACACACCGGGGGCCTTTTCACATTCAGCGACACGGCCAGCCAAAGTCGATTCGGGCGATTTATCTGCTGTAGTGTTCTGAATGTTGAAGCCCCGGAATTACCAGTTCCGGAGCCTCAGAGTGAATGTTCAAGTAGTGTTTGAACCTCACCGCTGGGTACAACTTTATCAATCCAGCGTCAAGGACAAAGCCGGTCGAACGTTCATGTTCCCGGTTATTTTTTTTGACCAGCCGGGAATGCCAGGTTTTAACGCCTGCACGGCTGGACCCGTCACCGGCCATGCAGGGGCACATGCTGGGTTGGCGGGCGCGTCCGGGAAAGGCGGCGCGGGTCCCGCCTCGCAGGGTCCAATACAGGAGATGCGAGGTTATGAGCCGTCAAAGGGCGCCCTTTGTCGAGCCATGGAACAGGGGATTTCACCAGGATACGCAAGGCCTGGAATCGAAGGGCGACCAGTCCCAACTGTGCAACAGCCGTTGCGCCAGCGTCCATGGCAGCCGTCCGCGCCCCGCCTAACCCGCGGGGCCTGACTTTAGAGGCGAAAGCCTCACCTATACCTCATCCATACCGTACCTATACGGACCGGTGACAAGTCAGCCTGATAAGCCATCCCCCACCACGGGGGACGCTTATCAGGCTGAACCCTGCCCTTTCCGCCCACCCTTCCGTCCCGGTGTCGGAAAAGAACAAGGGCCTGACGGCCCCCGGCCCGCCTTAGCGCCTGGGCTTCCCGCCTTTGTGGATGAGCTGCCGCGCTTTGGTTGCCCCTGCCAGCGAGGTCAGGCGCATGACCATGAACTGATGGCCGGTGCGGGCCTGTCCCAGTGTGGTGTAGCGGAGCATTTCGTCCGCGAGTGGCCCGCCGAACACCATTGTTTCGTAGATGAGCGGGCGGGTGTCATCGCCCCATGGTGGCGGGTAGGCGTGGTTTAGGCCCAGCCAGACGGTGGACACGCGCCCTTGCTGGCCCAGGTCGGTGTAGGCCACGCGGCGGTCCAGCCGGAATAGTTCCATCCAGCGCTGATGGCTGACGGGTTGGGCGTCCCAGTCGTAATACAGGTCAAAGTCCATGGGGTTCACTGTACGGGCGGAAGCCCCCGAAACCCGTTGGGATGGGTTCGGGGGCTTCCCTGCTTGCTCATTTGTGGAAGTCCGCCTCCGCGAGGGCTTCCAGGACGGCGTTGGGCGTTGGACATGGCCATGGTCTTAGCCCCTCATTTCCAGGATGAGCGTTTCTTTGACTGCCTCCACGCGTTCCGGTGCGACGTCGCGGCGACGGTTTACCATGCTGCCGTTCCTGTAAAGGGTTACGCGGAAGGTTCCGCCGAATTCGGCCTCTACCGTAAACCTGTCGCTGCTGACATCGGCGGATTCTTCCGTGATGAGGTCGGCCATGGCTTCCACTTGGCGCGGGGTGAACGGGGCACTGTAGCCCAGGTCACGGGCCAGGGCGGTGAACCGGGCGGATGCTTCCGGGAGGGCGAGGCCGGACGCGCCGGCTACGGTCTTGATGGCGTCGGGGCGGCTGACGGTGGGTTCCAGGTGGTCGAACATTTCGGGTTCCTGTCTGTGGCTGGTGTTCCTTGCTGACACGACTAACTATACACGGCTAAGCGTGTAAGGCAAGTGTTTACTGCACTACTTATCCACTTATTCACAGAACGCTGTGGACACTGCGCTACTGCGTTCCTTTCCCGCGTGGCTACTGCATTCCGTGTCTACTTGTTGTAGACTCTGCGGTTATGGAAACCATCGCCATAGCCAGCCTGAAAGGCGGAACTGGCAAAACAACATCCGCCGCTTACCTGGCGCACGCGTACCAGCAATTAGGCCGGCGCGTGGTCATCGTGGACGCCGACCCGCAAGGCTCCATCCTGGACTGGGCCGAAACCGCCGACTGGTCCATCCCCACCGTGGGCCTTCCGTCCGCGCAGCTCCACAAACGCCTCGCCGGGATCCTTGACGGCCGCTATGACGTGGTCATCATCGACACGCCGCCATGGACGCCAGGCGCGACAGACAAGGGCCGCGAACCGCTGACGTCCGGAATCGTCTTTAGCGCCCTGCGCGCGGCCGATACGGTGGTGATCCCGCTGGCCCCCACGATGATGGAACTGCGCCGGGTCACGGCGACCCTGAAAGCCATAGACGACGTCGCCCCGCTCCGCGAACATGACCCGCGCGTCCGTGCCCTGCTGAACCGGACGAAAGCGAACGCGTCCAGCACCAAAGTGATCCGGTCGGCGCTGGAATCGCACGGGTGCGCCGTGCTGGGTGCTGAGATACCCAGCAGGGAACCCGTCGCGCAGTCCTTTGGCGACCGCCTGCCCTCGAACCTGTACGGCTACCTGTCCGCAGCAATGGAACTGGAGAAGAACAAATGAGCAAGGTAACAGACCTGACCGCCCGCGCCGCCCGCCTGGCAGGGAAGCCCGACGACGTCCAGGACGACGGCGAGGAACGCGCCGCGACGGCCCCGCGGGCCAAGGACATCCGCATGACCGTGGACCTGTCGCCGGGCCTGTATAGGAAAGTGTGGGCGTACCCGGAGGACATGGACCTGCCCGCGCAGACGGGCAGGGCGCGGATCCCGATTGTGGAAGTGTTCCGGGCGCTGGTGGAGGAACTTGCAGTGAATCAGGAACTACGCAAAGCAGTGGCTAAACGGATACGCTCCAACGTGTCCAAGTAGGTGCATTTCATATAAAGGGGATCCGCTCCGGTTTGGCGGGCCCTTTCGTCATGCTTTGGGCATGCCGTGACACTGTGACCGGACTAACGCGCGGGTGTCTATAAATGCGTTACGTTGTAGACGGACAGCGCCCCGCGCCGTTCGCCATAAGTGAGACATTCAGATCGCTTTTAGTCAGGAAAGGCCCAATGGAATGACTGATACGCCGCACAGCCCGCGCATATCCGACCAGGCGCAGCACGAACCGGAGGAACGTTTTTACGATTCGGTGGGCAGGCCCAGGAAGCTCGCCGCAGGTGCCATGGCCGCGATGCAAAGGGAATTCCGGAAAGGTATTGGCACCAAGGAACTGGCCGAACGATATGGGGTGTCCAGGTCACTGGTGCTGACCATCGTTTATTTCACTCCGAAAGGCCAGCCCAAACAGCAGCCGAAACCTAAGTCCAACGTCATCCAGTTCTCTAGGGCGTCCTGATGACGGCGGTAAAACTCCAGGACGTCGCGGCCGCTAATGCCCTGCTTGTCTCGCTCGGCGGTGAGGACCAGTTACCGGCCATCGCGGCTAAGTCCTTTGACCGGGCGATGCAGTTGCAGGAACGCATAGACAGGGCTTTGCGCTATGCGGAGCAGACCCCGCCGAACAGCGTCCATGCCCGGCAGATGGCCCGCATCCTGGACGGCTCCATAACCGTGGATGACGAGCTGGCGGAAGTCCCGGAATTGGATCAGCCGATGCCCAGGCAGAAAGCAGTGGAATCCAGGCCCAGGCGTAAAACGTCCGGCAAAGGGTCGGAGGATAGGACCAATGCGGAGCGCCTGAAAATCCGGCAGTGGCTCGCTGACCATAAGGGCGTGGAACCGGTCCGCGGGCGGATCCCGCAGCGCTACCTGGACGAGTATGACCAGGCGATGGCGGATGAGCGCCGGCGGCGCCGCGAACAGCGTGCGGACGATATGGCCGGCGCGATGGAGGGGCAGCTGATATGAGCGAGGACCGGGCGAAACTGATTATCGAAGTGACCGCCGGCGTGGTCCCTGGAAAGGTCATGTCGGAACATACGCGACGGTACGCCTTGTCATCGGAGCAGTGGGCGCAGGCGGGCAAGGAAAACGGGAAACAGGCGAACCTCCTGGCTGAACTAAACGGCCGCGCTCAGGGCTACGCCGGATACTTGATGCTCCAGCCGGATTATTTGAACTGGGTTCGGACAGATTGGCTGTGGCTCTAAATGAGCATCCGCGAAAAGGAACAGATGAGACGGGTCAAGTGCCCACGCTGCCCGCTGTGCGGCTCCGCCCCGTTGTACGCCTGGACCGGACTCGTTCCGTGGTTCTGCCCGGCGGAAGACTGCGACGCCCTGGCCTGGGATCCGTTCGTCACTTTGGAAGACAACCTCATGAATGCCGCTAAGGCGGCGCAGCTGCCATGACGTTTCAGTCCGTCTACACGTCCAGACGTGTAACATGGGTGCTATGTCAAAGACCAAACGCCCGGCGCGTTACCTCAGCCGCCCGGAAGTCGCGGAACGTATCGGCGTTAAACCGGACACGCTGAACAGGTACAGGCTGCCCGAACCTGACGCGCAGATCGGGGCGCGCCAGGTAGGGTGGCTTCCGGCCACGATAGACGCCTGGAACGCGTCCAGGCCCTCACGGATAAAGGCGGCGAACGAATGACCACGGACGATGCTGTGGCGGCTGTGGTGGCCGCATGGCTGGACCCCGGCGTCCAGCCCGGCTATCACCGTTTCATGCAGGACCGCCTGCATACTGAATGGCCGGTACTCGCCAAAGCACTGGAAGCACTGGCAGCAAAGGCGGACAAATGACCACGGACAGGATCCGGGATGCCCTCGCGGAACTAGCCGCCGACGGGTTGCTACTGACCCACTGGACCATTTACGCGCACCCTGCGGAGTATCCGGACGGGTACGTCCTGCGGAAATGGTACATAGGGACGGGTTTGGGTGTCGGGCCGATACCAGCGCGTGCGTGGTGCCTGCCGGACCTGGAAGCCGCCCAGGACCTCCTGCCGCCCGGCCTGCACTGCGTTCCGCGGTCCCCGAATGATGACCCGTCCATAGTGGAGACATGGCTTTAAGATGGACTAACGGCGTCCGGCGACTGGCTGGCCTTGCTGACATCCATGGTTCCTGCTGACAGCCCGGACGCCGTCCAAACGACAAAAGGACCCCGCCGCGATGATGCGGCGGGGTCCTTTGTGTGTTGGTGTTATTCCATGTCGCGGGTCAGCCACATGATGACGCCTCCGACCACCACTATGGCGGCGCAGACGATAAGGACGGTTTGCACGGTCACGTCCACCTAGACGCCTTCCGTGAGGCGGCGGAATGCGCGGTCCACGTCGCGGGCGGCGCGGGCTTTCAGGTATCCGGCCAGGTTGTGCTTGACCATGACGGCGTCCAGGAACAGGGTTCCGGTCTGGAAGATGAACAGCCACCAGGTTATCCGGTCCACGCCGCCGATAAGCTGACCGCCAATGCTGATGCAGGACGCCAGCAGCGCGCAGCCCCACGCCCACAGCATCATGCGCGCGTGGGACAGCGTCGGCGGGTTCCGGGCGGACCAGACCAGGATGCGGCAGATTTCAGCCGCCTGGGTGCGTAGTTTCATGGTGTCTATCCTATGAGGGCGGCGGCGTGACCCGTTCGATGGCAGGGGACACGCCCGTGGGCTTCCACAGCGCACTGTAGCTGGACGCGCCCGTCAAGAAAATGAGCAGCGCCAGCCTGACGTAGTCGCCGGGCGTGAACAGCCCGGCCACCCACGCCGTCACCGCGGCCACGGCCAGATAAAAGCCAAAGGCCACCAGCGACTGCGTCCGGACGGACCATCTGGACTGCTGAATGATGGAAATGACCGGCGGCGAAAAGAAACCCACACACAGCGCCCACAGTGCTGCGTTATCCAGGACCTGGTAATCCATGACGGCCTCCGTCAGTCTGCCGGCCTGGCCACGGATGCGAGGTCCAGGCCCAGGACGTCGATGGACGGCTGGATGGTCTGAATGGCGCCGTCCGCGTAAATCTTCATCCAGCCATTCGCTGCCATCCACTGGTAGGACTTCAGCAGCTCATCGCCGCCGATGTGCCGGCGCGTGATCCCGTCCCCGATCCAGACGTCAGGGTCATCCTTTTCCTTGCCGATAATCAGCATGTTGTCCTCCTGTAGCGGGGTAGCGACTGGCGCGGGTGCTGGGGACTCCCGCGCCAGCCGGTCCAAACGGGCAAGGTCCCACACGCCCGGGCATTGGGTGGCCGTGAAATAGTTGTGCGGCCGCAGCGGCAGGTTCCCAAAGGCGGCGCGCAATTCCCTAATCAGTTCACTGGCCGTCTGATAGTCGCCGTCGCTGGCGCGCGGGTTCAGTTCCAGCGACAGGTAATAGTTATTGCCCTCGCCGTAGGCGCCGTCACCCTGCCCCCAGGACAGCTGTGTGTCCGGGTCAAGCAGGCAGGCTACGCGCCCGGCCTCCGCCACGTAATGGACGCTGGCCGTCCTGGACGCGCCGCCGTACACCAGATAATTGATGGTGGACTCAAAGGTGGGACGCTGCGCCGGATCGCCCCAGTGATGAACACAAACGCCCCGGTAACGGTGCCCAGGTGGACGCGGATGGTAGAACGTGGCGCTGTGTTCGGTAATGAATTGGTAGCTCATGATGCCCTCCTGGACGCCCTCACCGGCCACGGCGGGATCCGGTCCGGTGCCACGCCCGCCTGGATGAGCAGCAGCCGCAACGCGCCGGCGTACTCTTCCAAACTGCGCCTAAAGTCCGCCTCCGCCTGCTCGCGGTGTTCCGCGTCGGCCAGGCGCTCCAGCACTGACTGATTCTTGCGTTTCTCACTGACCGCCCGGCCCGACCGCCACGCCAGCAGCCCGTCGATAATCTTGGGAATGATCGCGGCCAGCCCGCCGATGCCCAGAATCGCGGTCCACAGCTCCGGGGTCATCGTCAGTCCCTCCGCAGTCCTCTTGCAGGGTCCAGGTACGCCCAGGAAATGCGCTGGTAGCGCTTGAAAACGTCGCACAGCGCCACGACGACCAGCGCCACCACCAGCCAGATCCCGCCGGATGACCGTGGCGACAGGGCAAAAAACACCGCCGCGGGCAGCAGCAGCGCCCAGCCCAGGCCGGTGATGAGCAGCGCGACGCGTTCCAGCCACCAGTGCCCGGCCAGGACTGCGATGGTGCCGATCACGCCGCCGATAACCAGGGTGGACCCGACGCCCACGGACAGCAGTGGACCGATGGACCCGGTCAGGAACGTGGGCGCGCCCCCGACAGCAGCGAGCAGCCCGGCACCGCCGGCCATGACGTAGCCCGCCAGCTGCGCGGCATTGATTGCCAGCGGTTCACCCAGCAGGCTCCGCAGCGGGTGGGTCCTGGTCATGTCAGGCCACCCTTTCCAGCGAGGGGTTCCAAAATTCATATGTGCCGCCGCCGCGGACCTGGAACGTTGCCGCCAGCGTCTGATTACTGCCAGCGGGGATGGTGTAGGTAGGTGTCAACAGGACTCCGGAGCGCGTCTGACTGCCCATGTTTTCGTTTTGCGTGCCTGCCACGCCGTTGGGGTTCGCTGTGGCGTTCCATTCCAGGTCCATGGCCACGCCTACGCCGTTTACTTCCAGGACCGCGTAAATGGCCTGCGTGTTGGCGGCAGGCGCGCTGTCCAGGCCCGTGGCTGAGTAGCCGACAGCAAACCTGAATTTCTGGCCCGGCGCGAATTCTGCCAGAGATTGCTGCAAGGTGGTGCTGCGGTAGAAGCGGATGGACCCGTTGGGCATGACGATGCGTAGTTTTTGCCCTGGCCTGTCCGTGAATGCCACCCTGGAATATGTGGGGTCCGTGCCGGTGGCGCCCACCACGGACCAGCCCGTGGGCACTGCTGTGGCCGTTCCGGAGAATGACCCGCCGTTGTTTTTCAGGATGTTCCGCGCGTCACCGGCTGGCAGCAGGACGGGAACCTGCGGGATGATCGCGTCCAGTTTTCGCGCTAATTCCGCGCCTGCCGCGACGGCTCCGGGCGTGGCCAGGTGGACGCCGTCCCAGGAATATCCTGCGACAAAGCCACCGGTCACGGGGTCCATGGTGGCCAGTTCGATGTCTACCACCACATAATTCCGGCGCAGTATCGCCTGCGCGCGCAGCCACTGGTTGATTTCCGCGCGCAGCGCTTTCTGGTTAGACGTCGCGGCGTCCCGCGGCGGTGCCGTGACCTGGATGATGTATTTACCGCTGGCCGTGGCCAGGTCCCAGATACTGTTATAGGCGTCCTTGGTCTGCTGTATGGTGCGCCAGCCCGCATCTATCCCGGTGACGTCATTTGTGGGTCCCCCAATGACGGCATAACCTGCATCCATATCCACCAGGTCAGCCTGGACGCGTGCCAGGTAGGCGCCCGTGTCCTCGCCTCCGACGCCGCGATTGGACCATTCCAGCCGGTGCCCCAGCATCGAATTACCCTGTGCGACGTAGCCGCGTGACGCTGGCCAGGGACGCAGCGGCTGCCACGCTGCGTCGCCAAAGTTGTAGTACTCGATGGAATTACCGAGCAGGACAGCCTTGTTTTTGCGCGGCTGGACAAAGGTGGCGGCCAGCGCAGCACCCAGCGGCGCCGTCCTGTCCACAGCCTGGACTGCGGCGTCATCCTCAGTCAGGACCCCGGCGCGCTGGATGCCAGCGTCCACCTGCTCATCCGTGGGTGCCACAGCTGCGGCCGCGGCCGTGGCTGCTGCCTCATCCGCAGACGCTGCGGCGTCAGCGGCGGCGAGCTGAGCCGTTTCGGCTCCAGCCCTCGCCGCCACAGCCTCATCCCGGAGACCTTTGTAGCTGTTGAAATAGCCGGAAAAATCGCCGGACTTCCACATAATTTGCGGCAGCTCGGCGGTGAACGCCTGAATAAAGCCCAGGTGGTTGGAATTCAGCGGATTCGGCAGGTCGAAGCCGTACAGGTCTTTGAGCGGCAGCAGCGTGGTTCCTGCCGTGTCAAGCGGGTCATAAATGCTGATCGCGGCGTTTAGCACCACGTTGTCCGGGTTCAGCGGATCCACCACCAGTTGCATGTCAAAGGGGTAGGTAGTCATCGCCGGTTCCTTTCCTGGCCGTCACCAGCCAATAGCCACCCAGTCCACGCGATGGACCTGGTTTTGCACTGCCTGGTAATTACCGTTGCCGTTGGAGTACGCGACGGCGTAGACGAAGTCCGCTTTGTGGCCCGTGTGCCACGGCGAGCCGGCGGCGCTGAACACCATGGCGCGGCTGATGGCCCGGTCCACGCTGGAATCGCCGTCCATGAGTAGGCAGGTAAGCAGCCCGTTGGGAAACGGCCGCGGGAACGTGATACGGGCGTAGCCGGAATTGTCCGTCGTGTTCACGGCGGTCCCGCCCTGGATCTTGAACGCCGTTTGTCCCGCCGCCGGGGTGAAGTCCAGCGCGCCGCCGAAACCGTACAGCTCCACGGATCCGACTTCCGTCATCTTGGTCCAGACGGCCAGGTCACCGGACCCTATGGTGTACTGCCAGACCACGCCGCCGATGTTTACCTTGGTGCCCAGCCGGTCCAGGTAGTTGCGGGCGAGGGCGTCCAGGGCGAGGACGCCGCCGTCGCCCTGCCAGCAGCGCAGGTCAATAATCTGTGTTGGCTGGGTCTGCCCGGCGGTCCACAGCACCAAAGCAAGCGGCTGGTCATCCAGGGTTCCCGGGTCATGTTCGCGCCCGGCGGGGATGGCCTTGGTGGATCCGCCTTCCACTTTCGTGATGGTGGTGGGGCCGCCCACTGCCGGGGTCCAGTCCCGGCGGATGCAGATCAGGTCATAGCGGGACGTCCCCGCCGCCGGCGCGTTGCAGGTGACGGACACCGTGGCGTCCGAAATGTCCAGGACGCCGTGGCCCCAGGCGGTGCCCGCGGCGACGTTCACGGTCAGCGGCGTGGACGGGTGCGCGGTGACCTTGAAATCCGTAATGCCGTCCACGCCGTAGGATGAACCGATTTGCGGGTGCGACAGCGCCCAGTCCGTTTCCGTGACCAGGGACGCGGGAACGCCCGCTGACGTGTCGTAAAACGTGCTGGTAATGGTCACGGTCATTTCCTCCTTAGATCCCGGACGCCGGCCGCCACGGACGCCAGGGCGCGGGCGAACTGCTTGTCTGTGTTGTCGCTGATGTCGCCTATCGCCGGGATGACTTCCAGGCCGCCGTCCCGTGTCCAGGACAGCGACGCGGAGCGCAGCGTGTCCGTGATGACCAGCCCGTCCCCGACCACCAAAGAAACCTGGTCCCCGACGTGGACGCCGCCCGGCCCGCCATACCGGAAAACGGACGATTCGGAAAGTTTCACGGACAAGCCGGACTTGGCGGCGGTTTCGATGAACGTCTCGGCGGCGCGTTCCCCGAACACGTCCCCGTCTCCGGAGTCGCGGGCGTCCCGGAACACTTCCGCGCGTTCGCCCAGCTCCGCGGCCAGGGCGGGATCCGTGTACCCGGCGAACTGCCGGGCGGTGCCCTCACCCTGACCGCCCACAATCACGTCCGTGGCTTCCGCTTCCTGCGCCGTCCAGGACCATTCCAGGACCACGCCGCCGGCTTCCGTCAGGTTCCTGGGGTGCAGCTGGGGTTCAAAGCAGTCCACCACCAGCCCGGCACCGGACTGGCGCACCGTGGCGCCGATGCCTGCGGAGTCCACCGCCGGGAACAGGCGGTCGGCCAAAGGGTGGAAACGGAACGCCGCAGTGATGTCGCCGCCGCGGCCCAGGTCGGCGGCCACGGTCACCGGTTCACCCAGGCGGGTGACGGCGTTGGCGGTCACAGCCGTTTTCAGGACCGTTTCCGCCGGCCCCGAAATGGTGTGATACTCCGACGTCTGCGCGCCCAATCCGGCACCAGGCACCGGCCAGCCCAGGACCCTGTGGAACAGCCGGAAGTCATCCACCACGGAAAACGTCACAGTCCCGTCCGTGCCCGGGCCTTTCCCGGCCCTGACCCTGACGGGACCGCTAATGCAGTGCTCATCCTGGTACGTGATGACCAGCCGGGCGCCGCGTTCCATCAGCAGCGGCAGTTTCGCGTTCCGTGCGCCCACGGTCACGTCAGCGCTGCTTAGTTCGTTGTAGTTGACCGTGACGTCCAGGGTTTCCGGGTCGCCCAGCCAGCCCTGGCGGACAAAGTCCTTGTCATAGATGGTGATGCGGAACGGGTTGTCTGCCATCACCACGCCCGCCAATACAAGGGCACCAGTTCGATCCGGACAGTGCCGTCCCCGGTGATGGACACGTTCAGTGGCGAAGTCCCGCCGGCTGGGATCGCGGCGAAATCCACCGCGCCGTCCAGATCCGCGGTCCGGTCCACGGGGTTGGTCAGGATAGGCGGATCGCCTGCTGTGTAGTCGTATTCGATGGCGGTCTGCACCCTGGGGTCCGTGTCCACCACCAGCGCCTTGCCGTCCGCGACGGTAAAGGGCACTTCCACGACACTGTCCCCGACGCCCATATGCGCGGCAGTGGCAGGCCCGATGACCGTCCACACCGGCCAGGCGTCCTCATCCCCCGGGTTGTTGATGGACGCGCTGGCCGTGGTGTGGCCCGGCGCTATGTTGACCAGGTGCGGCCCGGTTTCCTCATAGAAGTCCTCGCCCGTGGCTGACTTCCAGCCAGCCGTGCGCGCCGGTCCGGCCCAAAACGGCTGATCCGCGACCAGCAGCAGCGAATACGCCGCCCATCGCGCCTGTGCCGGGTCCAGTGCAAACTGGTGATCCTCCGGGATCAGGCGCAGGCGCAGGCTCCGCCGGGACCCCGCGCCTGCCGGGCTGATGGTCAGTACGCCCTCACGGGCAGGGTGCAGCGACTTCCAGAATGCGCGGTCACGGGCCACCCACTCCGCAGATGATCCGTCGCTGAACAGCAGCACCGGCAGCACCACCTGGCGCGGCTCCGCGCTGGCCCCGGTGAACACCTGCCCGGGCACCGCCGGGGACTGCCTGGCCCACTGCCGGAACGGCGGCATATGCAGGCCCTCCACACCCTCTTTCAGCAGCACCACGCCGCCGTCAGGGTCCGCGAGGTTCCACACGGACCCGTCCCAGCCGGTCCAGCTAACCTCTGTCTGCACCACCAGCGCCGGCGGTGCCAGTGCGCCAGGGGCAGGCAGCGCGTAGATGATCCCCGATGGCATGGCCTAACCTCCTGCTGTGATGGCGGACAGGTTGGCCAGCGTCGCGGCGCGGCGCTTCCTGGATTCCATGGCGTCCACGATGTGCTCCGGGTCCCCGTAGACGTTCCCGTGGATGTGCAGCTGGGTCGCGGACCCGTTCCCGGCGGCGCGGAACGTAGCACTGGTACCGCCGGGAACGCCCGGCCCGCCGATTGTGACCAGGCCATCCAGGGCCGCCTGCATGCGCCGGGATTCCCGCGGTGCCTGTTTCAGGAAGCCCTCACCTATCATTTCCATCCACCACATGGCCACGGTGGACGGGGACCGGATGCCCAGGACTGTTTCAATCGGCCCGCGGATGGCTTCCGGCAGGACGTTCAGGATGGCCTTGGCGACGGACCCGGCCATGTTCTGCACGCCGGCGACCAGACCGTCTATCAGGTTTTTACCGGTATCCAGCAGCCAGGTCCCTGCGCCTTTCAGGAATTCCCCGATTTTGCCGGGCAGGTCCCGGAAGAATTGCAGGAAATTGTCCATGAAGCCGGATACGCCGCGGATGATGTTGTCCCAGGTGTCCCGGAAGAAGTTGCCGATATTGGCCAGGGTGCCCTCAATGAATTCCTTGGCCATGCCGATATACATGAGGATGCCGGACCAGATTTTGCCCACTGCCCCGGTCACCCAGTTGACTATGTTGTTCCAGGTGTCGGAGAAGAAACGGCCAATATTGCCCAGGGTGTCGCTGATGAAGCCCCACACCAGGCCGAAAACGCTGGTGATGATGGACCAGACAATTTGAAGCGCTCCGGTCACCAGCGCCACTATCGTGTTCCAGATCCCGGAAAAGATATTTACTATCCCTTCCCACACCTGGGACCAGTTCCCGGAAATAATGCCGGTCACCACCTGGATGATGCCCATGACAATCTGCATCACGGTCCCGATAATTTGGGCGATGACCCCGAACACGGTAGTCACCACGGGCATCAGGGCCTGAATTATCGGGATCAGCAGCCCTGCCAGCATTTGCACCAGCGGCAGGACGGCGCTGGTCACGGCCCCGAAAATTTCCACCACCATGGGCATCACCGTGGCGATAAGCTGCATCAGGATCGGAGCCAGCGAGGCCAGCAGCTGGGTAACCAGCTGCCCGACCACGCCCACAATCTGGGCGATGACCGGAGCCAATTGGGTGAACAGCCCGGCGAGCATGCCCACCATGTCCAGCACGGCGGGCATGACCGCCAGGAATACGCCCGCGAGGGTCCCGGACAGCAGCGTGGACAGTTGCAGGAAGGTGGGCATCAGTGAGGCAAGCGCCTGCGTCAGCGCCCCGCCCAGGGATGTGGCCAGGGTGCCGAACAGTCCCACGATTTGCGGCAGCATCGGCCCCAGCGCCGTAAATATCAGCGTCAGCGGTGAGAATGCCTGCCACAGTTGGAACAGTTGCGGCAGCAGTTGAGCGAACACCGGACCCAGTTGGCCGAAAATTTGCCCGACGGCACCGAACACCTGACTAAACACCGGAGCCATGGACAGCGCCATTTCGCGGACGCTAAACAGGAAATCCACAAACCCGGAATCCTCTTCCATCCCGAAAATAGGCCCCTTGAAATCCCCGGTGGCGAGCAGCGACACCACGCCGCCGATCCCGGAACCGAACGCGGAAATCTTGGCGATGACCCCGTCCATGTTGTCCGCAAGGAAACCCATGCCCTTGCCCGCCAAATCGAACACGGCCGACCCGATGGGTTCCAGTGCCAGCAGCGCCTTGTTTTTGACCAGCTGCCAGTTCTCCGCGGCGTCCGCGGTTTCCTTGCCCAGCCCCAGGATGGTGTCCCCGCTCCCGGCGGCGGCGGCGGACAGGTCATCCAGGTTCACCTTGCCGGACTGGATCGCCCCCACGAACTGCGCGGCGCCCTTGGTGCCGAACACCTTGGATGCCAGATCCAGCGCGCCGGCGGTGTCCCCTGCTGACACGAAACCCTGGATTTCGCCCGTAACCCGCTTGAATGCCGCCTGCGGTTCCTCGCCGTCCTTGGCCAGGGTCACCAGCGCCTTGGACATGGACCCCATGACCTGGGACGTGTTCAGACCGGCTTTGTCCAGGGTTCCGGCCAGCGCGGCGGTCTGCTCGAAACTGAAACCCAGATTCTGCAGCGGAGCCGCAGACGTCTGCACCTGCGCGGCCAGTTCGTTCATGCCCACGCCCGTGGCCTGCGACACACGGAAAAGGGTGTCCATGGCACCCTCTACCTTGGTGCCCTCAATCCCAAAGGCGTTAAACGCCGCCGTCGTGGCGTCCACGTCCACGGTTTGGCCCAGGATGTTGCCCGCCTGGATGTATTGCTGCGAGACGGTGGAAAGGGTGTCCCCGGACAGGCCCAGGCGCTGATTCAGCGCGGCCACGGTGTCCCCGGCGGCCTGGAAGCTGGTGGGCACGGACGTGGCGACCTGCTGGGCGACGTCCACCAGCCCGTCCAGGGCGGCACCGGACGTGCCGGTGCCCACGCGGATGCTGTCCGTCACGTCATCAAAAACGGCCCCGACCTTATACAGCCCCACCGCAGCGCCGCCCACGGCAGCGCCCACGGCGGCGGCCCCGACAGCAGCAGCCCCGGCGACCCCGGCGAAACCAGCCGCGAACGTCCCACCAGCGGCCTTGCCCGCCTTGTCCCCGGCGGCGTTTCCGGCAGGGACCAGCGATTCGGTGATTTTGCCCTGCGCGTCGCGCATGGACGGGACCAGTGCGATGTAGGCGGTCGCTAGTTCGACGTTGGCCACTGGTCCCTCCCTGTTCGGTTAGTCGCTGGGCGGGCGTGTTTTCTGCCGGTCCAGGAACGCCTGCGCCCTGGCGTTAATCCGGGCCGCGGAGCGTTCCCTGTCCTCGCGGGACCTGGGCGGCTCCACCGGGTGCGGCGCGTTCACGCCACGCGCCCCGTCCTTGGTGCGCTGCCAGTTGGCGACCTGGAGGGCATGCAGCTGCGCGGCCGCGAAATGCTCCGCCTGCGTCCACGCCATCGGCCCGCCGTGTTCACGCCACACCGCCGACCCGGGCGGCAGATGGACGGCGAGGTCGGCGGCGTCAAAGGGGCGGGCCAGCGCCTCGCGCAGATCCTGGCCGTAGTGATGCCGGAAGTCGGCCCGCAGCGCCCCGCGATACCTGGCCAGCAGGAACGCGAGGCTTAAGAGTTTCCCGCTTCCGCCTTGGCCTCCGCCCAGGCGTCCAGGATGTCCTTGTATTTACGGACGGGCAGGGCCTTGATTTTGTCCCAGCCCTCCGGTCCCAGCAGCGCCTTTAGGAACGTGTGCAGATGGCCGGCGGACAGTTGTTCCATGATTTCGCCGGTGACGGCGTCGCCGTCCGCGACCA